AACGGCTACATGGATATGGCCAAGTGGAAAGCATGTGGCGTTGATGAACTCCCTGACCTAACTGGCAGGGGGTGTTTTGTTGGGATTGACTTGTCATCCAAGATTGACCTTACAAGTGTCGGATTTGAGTTTCGTCTTGATGATGGTAGATATGTTGTTCTGAGCCATTCTTTTATGCCCGAGGAAACATTGGCTGTAAGAAGACGAACAGATAAAGTGCCATATGACCTTTGGGTAACCCAAGGTTGGATAACAGTAACAGATGGGGCGGTTGTAGACTATCGCTACGTTAAAAAATATATCATAGATCAAATCGCACAGAACAGCTGGACAGTAAAAGAACTTTGCTTTGATCCATACAATGCAACTCAGTTTTCTCAAGAGATGGACGACGAAGGGCTTAACCCTGTGGAAATCAGACAAGGCATCAAAACCCTCTCAGAACCCACAAAAAACTTTAGGGAACTAACTTATCAAAAAAGAATACTCCACAATAACAACCCGGTTTTAACCTGGGCCATCAGCAACGCAGTCGTAAGGCAAGATCATAACAGCAATATCATGCTGGACAAAGATAAGTCTACCCAGAAAATAGATCCTATTGCGGCCTTGATAAATGCTCATGTTAGGGCTATGGTTCAACCCGAAAAACCCCAAAAATCAGTCTACGAAGAGCGAGGTATTATAACGGTATGAAGAAAAATGAGCCAAGGTTTAAAAAAATATTTAATACCCTGAAACAGGTCGACCTAACAGACCTGTTTATTTTATGCGGCCTGGCAATGGCAGGCGTGGGTATTTGGCAGATATATCCACCGGCAGCGCTAATCATCATAGGGACAGTATTATTCCTGCTGGGTCTACTGGGAAGCATGAGAGGCAGTGGAAAGAGCGGAAAGTAGGTGAAAACCATTGGGTATTTTTTCTCGCATACTTGGGACAGAGAGAAGAAGCACTTTGGCAAACCCGGATCCTTGGCTGGTTGAGGCGCTGAGCGGCGGCAAGCCTGCCTCGGGAGTGACGGTAAATGAGAAAAAAGCGCTGCAGGTATCCACTGTGCTGGCTTGTATCCGTATTTTATCAGAGACAGTGGCATCTTTACCGCTAAATGTCTATCGACGACTTCCCGGGGGTGGAAAAGAAAAAGCCGCCGACCACGTTCTTTACCCAATATTGCATGATTTACCAAACACGGAAATGACCAGTTTTAACTTCCGGGAGGCTTTACAGGGGCATTTGGGAAGTTGGGGAAACGCCTATGCGGAGATAGATTTTGACCGGGGAGGCAGGCCAAAAGCATTATGGCCATTACGCCCCGATAAGACCTGGCCGGAACGGGATAAAAAAACAGGAAAGATATATTACAAGGTGCTCTTACCTGACGGCAAAGGAGCAGTGCTTCCATCAGAACGTGTGCTGCACATACCCGGTTTTGGTTTTGACGGCCTGGTGGGATACAACCCCATTACGCTATCAAGAGAAAGCATAGGACTGGCCAAAGCAGCAGAGGAATTCGGGGCTCGGTTTTTTGCAAATGACGCTCGACCGGGGGTGGTGTTGGAGCATCCTAATAATCTGTCCGAAGAGGCGCAGAAAAGGCTAAAAAAATCATGGGAAGAACAGTACCAGGGTTTGAGTAATAAACACCGCATAGCAATACTTGAAGAGGGCATGACACTGAAAGAAGTGGGCATACCGCCCGAAGATGCCCAGTACCTGGAACTGCGAAAGTTTCAAGTAGCGGAAATCGCCAGGCTATATCGGATACCGCTTCACCTGCTACAGGAACACGAAAAATCAACCAGCTGGGGTAGCGGTATTGAACAGATGAACATTGGTTTTGTTATCCATACTATCAGGCCCTGGCTGGTACGCTGGGAACAGGTCATTAAGTGGAAGCTCATACCAAAACCGGACCAGGATAAATACTTTGCTGAGTTCAAAATCGATGGCCTTCTCCGGGGAGACATAAAGTCCCGCTATGAAGCATATGCCATAGGCCGCCAGTGGGGCTGGCTTGCGCCGGATGACATCCGGGAGTTGGAAAACATGAACCCGCTGCCTGATAAACAGGGCAAGATATATCTTGTGCCCATGAATATGATGCCCGCTTCCATGGCAGGTACGCCGGATCAGGAAAGAGCGATAAGACAACTAAAACAGCCAGAGCAAAGGCGGCAAGAAACCTGGGAAGAACGCGCTGTTAGGGCTGCCAAAAGTAGGCGACGGGTATCCAAAGCTTACAAAAGAGTTTTTGCCGATGCAGCCGGCAGAGTCATACGCAGGGAAGTAAACGACATCAAAAAGGCTATAGACAAGCACTTGAAACAGAGGAGCATCACAACCTTTGATGCCTGGCTTGAGGACTTTTACCGGGAACACCAGGAGTTTATTGAACTGCACATGACACCGGTATACATGTCGTTTGCAGAAGCAATCAAGGTTGAGGTTGCAGACGAGATTGATATTGAAGCAGAGATGACCCCTGAGATGGAGGAGTTTGTCAGGGCATACCTGACAGCATATATTGCCCGACATGTGGGTTCTTCAATCGGCCAGATACGAAAACTGTTGCGCGAAGCAGAGGAAAACAATGAAGACCCGGCAGCGGTGCTGGAACAGCGGTTTGAAGAATGGGAGGAAAAGCGGCCTGATAAGATTGCCAACTGGGAGACAGTCCGGGCAAGCAATGCTTTCGCCAAGGCAGCGTACATCGCCGGCGGCATAATGAAACTGCGCTGGGACACATTTGGTGAAAACTGTCCCTACTGCAACAGCCTGGACGGAAAGGTGGTGGGGATTAATGACAAGTTTCTCGAGGCGGACACGGAGTTCCAGCCGGATGGGGCAGACAAGCCTTTAATTACCACCTGGGACGTGGGACATCCGCCTGCACATGAAGGTTGTGACTGTCAGATTACAGCTGCCTGGTAGGTAGTTTTTTAATTTCAAGGGAGGTGCAAATCATGGTTAAAGAGTTAAGAAAAGCATTGCCGGTACACCACACCGAAACGTCAGAAGGTGCATGGGACGGCCCGGCAAACGAGGCACGGTTAAAAAATGATGAAACATCCTCGTACTATAAAAAGGCTTATGCCTGGCAAGACCCGGACAAAGACGCGGATACCAAAGCGGCCTACAAATTCATTCATCACGAGGTTGACGGTGAAGGGAACATCGGCCCGGCAAATATCAAGGCATGCCGGACGGGGATTGGTGTGCTGAACGGCGGACGTGGCGGGACAACGATTTCCGATGAAGACCGCCAGGGAGTGTATGACCACCTGGCTGCTCACCTGAAGGATGCTGGGCTGGAGCCGCCGGAACTGAAAGACAGGGGCAGACAAGAAAGCCGGATAGAACGGCGCACCTTTCCTTTTGAAGTGAGGGTAGCTGACGATGGTGACAGTGACCCGATAATAGAAGGGCACGCTGCAGTATTTGACCAGCTATCCGAGGAAATGTGGGGCTTCCGAGAAAAAATTGAACCCGGTGCGTTTGCGGAAACAATTAAAAAGGCAGACGTAAGGGCGCTGTTTAATCATGACCCCAATTTTGTGCTGGGCCGCAATAAAAGCGGCACCCTTAGCTTATCCGAAGATGACCAGGGGTTATTTACTAAAATCTGGCCGCCAAATACGGCGTTGGTAAATGACCTTGTGCTGACCCCTATGAAGCGCGGGGACATAAGCCAAATGTCTTTTGGTTTTAAGGTCCTGGGGCAAAGATGGGAGACCATCGAAGGAATTGACGTAAGGATTATTACCGAAGTAGAACTTTTTGATGTGTCGGTGGTAACATTCCCGGCTTACCCGCAGACCGAGGCACAGGTGCGTTCCGTGTTGGCCAAAGCGGGATTAAACTACGATGCTATTGCAGATGTGCTCATCCGGGCGCAGCGCGGTCAGGACCTCACCGAAAATGACCGCGATATTATAAACGCGTCAATCCAAAAACTTCAAAGCTATCTTCCACCCGAAACTGTCAGGGGACAGAAAGAGGGGGACGATGCCAACGATAAGCCGCAGGGGCGGCTTATTTTATTGCGCAAGCGTCTGGAAGTGGCCGAAAAACTGATTGTTTAACTTTCAAATTTTCAAGGGGGAATGAATGATGGATAAAATCCTGGAAATGCGTCAACAGCGGGCCAATCTCATCGAACAGGCCCGGCAGTTGCTGGACAGGGCAGAAGAGGAAAACCGTGACCTGACGGCAGAAGAAGAACAGCAGTATGACCGTATCATGGAAGACGTGGACAAACTGGCGAAAAAGATTGAACGTGAAGAGCGCCAGTTGGAGCTTGAGAAGAGCCTGGAGACCATTGATGACACTCGAGCTGCCCGGAGAGACCAACCTGGCGAGGGTGCCGAACAGCGCGCTCAAAACCCGCGGGCAACCGAGGAATACCGGGATGCGTTCTGGACCCAGTTCAGACACGACCGGCAGGCTCTGGAGTCTGAGCAGTACCGCATGCTGCAGGAAGTCCGGGCCTTGATGGTAGGCTCTGATACTGCAGGCGGTTACCTGGCGCCTGAAGAATACGAGAACCAGCTCATTCAAGCACTGGAAGAAGAAAACGTCATGCGGTCCCTGGCTACTGTTATCCGTACCAGCAATGACCGGAATATCCCGGTAGTGGACAGTCATGGTGTGGCCTACTGGGCCGGTGAAAATGAACCGTTTACCGAGTCTGATGAAACTTTTGCCCAAAAGACTCTGTTTGCTCACAAACTGACGGCACTTATCAAAGTGTCTGAAGAACTGCTGCAGGATGCAGTGTTTGACCTTGAGGCTTACATCCAAAATGAATTTGTCCGCCGCATAGCCGCTAAAGAGGAAGCGGCTTTTATTAATGGCGATGGTGTAAACAAGCCCACCGGCGTCGTGCAGGGTGCAGAGGTCGGCGTTACTGCGGCATCTGCAACTGCTGTCACTGCAGACGAAACAATTGACCTGTATCACAGCCTCAAGCGGCCGTACCGGCGGCGTGCAACCTTCATGGCAAATGACAGCTCTATCAAGGCTGTTCGCAAGCTGAAAGATGCAGACGGCCAGTATATGTGGCAGCCTGGCTTACAGGCAGGAGAGCCCGATAGACTGCTTGGCCGTCCGATAGTAGCTTCTGCTGATATGCCTACCATGGTTACTGGAAACAAGTCCATACTGTTTGGTGACTTTAGCTACTACTGGATTGCTGACCGGGCTGGCCGAGTATTCCAGCGCCTGGGCGAGTTGTATGCTACCAGCGGCCAGGTCGGCTTCCGGGCCTGGCAGCGCGTTGATGGTATATTGACGCTGTCAGAAGCAGTTAAAGCTTTGAAACAAGCATAAAGATAGCGGGGCCATAATCGGCCCCGCCTCAAAACAAAAGGGGGAATAAATAATGGCAAGTCGTGACCTTGTGAATAGTATCAGTGTTGCGCAGACACTGGCACCTGGCACGAGGACTGCAAATGAAAACGGTGCCGGAGTAGACCTGCAGGGAGAGGAGAGCGCA